TTCACAACTACGCATTGACTAAAATAAATGGCTCTTGATGATTTAGAAAAGTTTGGTGATAAGAACCAAGCGTTCAATCCTTCAGAGGATGACGGCATTCTGCGTATTGTCCAAAATTGGGGTAATGAGCTTATTGCTCAGATGCAGAACCGATTGAGGATTAATAACACCAATGCAACGAGTTCACTTTCTCAGTCTATCAATCCAGAAATAAAAGGAACACAGAGAGGGTATCGTTTGACTGTCCTAATGCAGGACTATTGGTTTTATGTTGAGAATGGCAGAAAGCCAACTAAAGGCGGTGGGAATGGTGAGTTGTATAAAAATATATACGAGTGGATTACATATAAAAGAGAAATGCAGATGAAGATTAATCAGTCACCTAATAAGATAGCCGCAACAAAATCTCTCGCTTACGTTATTACCAGAAAGATACACAGAGAAGGAACAAAGGCTCAACCATTTGTGACACCATCCCTAAAAAAAGTTACCACAGAAACCCTTGGGCAGCGTATTGCTCAATACATTGCCGCAACTTTAGGCAGTCCATAATTAAAAAAGTTTTTTCATTCTGCAAATTATTTTTATATTTGTGGCATGGAAATACAAGAAATTGTAAAGTTAATCAAGCTTAAGAAACGCCACGGCATCATCAAGCGTGTGAGCGAAGAAACGGGGGTAAGTATGCCCACTGTTAAAAAGTACATTGAAGGGAACGTCATTTCAGACAAAGCTCTTTTAGTTTTAAAGGCTGCTCTTGAGGACATCGAGAATGAGGAGGTGCAGCAATGATTACCATTTTAGTTGAAGACAAAGATATTGTTGTTGAGCAGTATTTTGTCACATTGATTTTTGATCGTGAAGAAATCGAGTCAATGATAATGGAGCATTATCGTGATGAGTATTCAGACCATGTGTTCAGAGTAGTTGACGAAGAAGGTGCATCTTTTACCACTGACTTTCTTTTATACAATGACATTGAGCGTCACGACGTTATCAATGACTTGATGTACTATCACGACCTAAAACCAACCAAAATCAAATTAGTAGAAAATGAAAACAAGTAACGAAACCAACAACCTTGTGAAAGCTCTATTTGAGTTTCAAGGCAAAGTAAACGCTGTAAAAAAGACAGCCAAGAATGACCATTTCCACTCTAGCTATGCGGATTTGTCCAGTATTCTGACAACGATCAACCCGGTATGTCAAGAGTTAGGGCTTTTGATCACTCAGCACCCACACGATGACGTATTGGTCACCAAGGTTTACCACGTTGAATCAGGCGAATGGATGCAGTCTGAACAGCTCTTGAGAATGCGAGATGCCAACAACCCACAGCAGTACGGTTCTGCTTTGACGTATGCTCGTCGTTATGCCCTTGCTTCTATCTTTAATTTGAACCAGGCAGATGATGACGGCAATAGTGCAAGTGGTCATCAAGTTAAAACAGTCAAGGAAACCATCACTCCACAACATCCAATGTGGCAGAAAGCCTTAAAGCACATTCAGAACGGTGGCAATATCCAAGACATTAAGGATAAGTTTGTCATCTCTAAAAAACACGAGGAGGTGTTGACGGCAACCAAATGACTAATGAGCAACGGCTTCAAATTACGATGACGCAGAGTCAAGAGGAATGGCTCAAAGCAAGAGCCAACAGATTCACGGCTTCAGTAGTACATAAATTAATGGGTAGCTCACGATCAGGTGGGCTACTCTCTAAGACAGCAGAAACATTTGTATATGAACGAGCTGCTGAGATTCTTACAGGGCAGTCTAAACCTGTTTATGGTGATGCTCTTGAATGGGGTATCACAAATGAAGCGGATGCCTTTTACTATTTCAATCAGCAGAACTTTGAGGAGTGGACATACTATGGTGGAGAAACCTATGTATTTATTCCCTATGGTGAGTACAGTGGTTATTCCCCTGACGGCTTGAGTTCAGATGCAATCCTTGAAATAAAATGCCCTTACAATAGCGGTATACATTTAAAGAACTTCAATATCTATGATGCGGACAGCCTTAAGCAAATTCACCCAGAATACTATTGGCAGATGCAACTCGGCATGATTGCCGCCAACTTGGACTATGGTTATTTCGTTTCGTATGATCCAAGAATGCCAGAAGGTAAACAGATGCACATTGCAGAGATTGAAAGGCATGAGGTTGAGTTTGAACTCAATGAGAAATTAGAGAATGCATGGGAATTATTGCAAAATATTTTGGCGAATTAAAAAGAAAGTTTATATTTGAAGTATGGAAGTACCAGTAATTTTAGTTTTACCTGTCGCCTTAATCATTGCCATTTGCTATTTAGCTTATGCGAAAATTTGCGACGATGTCAGAGAATTTAAGAAGCTTGAGGATGAGCTTGAGCGTCAAGCCAACGAATCTGAAAAGCCGTATGTTGAACCTTTATACAGAAGGAGATTTAAGAAATGAACAACATGATTCAGCAAAGGGTTGCGGCAGTTCTACTGAAGCACCCAGAAACCAAAGACGATGACCGAATGCTGACTGCCTATTATTGGACAATGCAGATGTCAGACGAAGGTATGAGATTAGAAACTTTTGATGACTTCAAACGTGAGTACACATTCGGGAAGTTGACGGATGCACAGACCATCACAAGAATCAGAAGAAAGCTTCAGATGGAACGTCCACAATTCAGAGGTAAGAAGTACCTGGAGAAATTGAACAAACAACAGAAAGTTAAGGAGGACTTAGGCTATGCAGAAAAGTAAGATGTTAGCGATTGCGATAAACAAAGCGATTGAGGATATTGATCCGAACATGGCATACGATGAGTTTGCTTATGCTGTGGCTCTCGTTTTATATACCGAATATGGTAAGCTTTTAGGCAGTAGCTTTATTGATGATTTAAAAAAATACATTGATGAAATGGACTCATGAACCAGACAAGATTTTAGAAACAATTTAAAAACTATGTTTAACATATCAACAGGAGCAATGGCGAAGTCAAGTACCCACCTCCAAGACAAGGAAGTAAACCAGGTTTACAAAACAAAAGACTACTCTAAATTTAAGAGTAAAGATGGCAACCGTAATTTAAACGAACTCCATCTTAAAAGGCTAACAGAGAGCGTAAAAGCAAATGACTTGCTCCACGCTAACCCTATTCTGGTCAATCAAAAGTATGAGATTATTGATGGTCAGCACAGATTCAATGTTTGCCGCAACTTACGCAAAGCAGTACACTATATCAAAGTAAAAGGTTTAGGATTATCTGAGATTCAAATTTTGAATGCGAATTCTAAAAACTGGAAGCTTGAGGACTATATCGATGGGTATTGTCAAATGAATTTATCTGAGTATTGTTATTTTCAAAATTTACTGAATAAAAATAAAATAGGCATAGGTAGTTTATTATCAATGTTTGCAGTTGGTAGTAATTCAGGTAATGCAATTGCAGATTTAAAAAATGGTAATTTGAGATTAGATTATAAAACTCGTGGTCTAATTATTTTAGAATGGATTAACGACTGGGAGCAATATTATGAAAATGCAAATAGGAGAAATTTTATATTAGCACTTATTCAGTTATACAATGTCAAAGGGTACTCTCACGAAAAAATGATGCATAAAATCAAGTATCAATCTTCAAAGTTAGTAGACTCCACAAAGACCAAAACATATCTTGCACTACTTGAGGAGATATACAATTACAAAGAACGTGGTGAGAAATTAAGATTCTTTTAGTATATTCGTAGAGTAAACGACAACCGAGTCGAGGCGGTTATGTTTAAAGAATTTTGCCCGTATGGGATAGATGGCTCGACACATCTATCTTATGCGGGTTTTTTTATGCAATGAGTAAAGATCCAGCAGTATTGTTTTACACTTCCGATTTCTTAACCGGGACTATGACAATGACCAATGAACAGGTAGGTCAGTACATTCGCCTACTCTGTTTACAACATCAGAAGTACACACTAACCGAAAAAGATATGAAAAACATATGTCCAACATATGATGAAGATATCTATTCTAAATTTGCCAAAGATGAGAATGGCTACTACAATGAAAGAATGCGAAATGAGTACAACAAAAGGAAGAAGTATTCAGAGAGTAGAGCTAACAACAGAAAGGGTAAAACTAAAAAACATATGAAAAACACATCTTTAACATATGAAAAACATATGGAAAATGAAGATGAAAATGAAAATGTAGATATAAATAAAAATGATAATGAAGATATTTTTGCGGAAGTTTGGAAAATTTACAGCAAAGTATCAAGCAGACAACCAGGAAGCAAGAAAGATGCAGCCGCCAAGTTTTCAAAGTTAAAAAAGAAAGAGCTTGAAAAGATAAGGGAACACCTACCATTGTTTCTCAAGAATCACATCGCCGCACAAAAGACAGATTACTTACCTAACTTTACAACGTATTTAAATCAAAGGAGATACGAGGATGAAAAGCTACCGTATGCGGATAGTCAAAACGAATTAGATAACTGGACATTATGAAACACGGTTCTTTATTTAGTGGATTAGGTGGCTTTGATTTAGCTGCTGAGTGGATGGGATGGGAGAACATCTTTCACTGCGAATGGATGGAGTTTCCTCGTAAGGTCTTGGACTACCACTTCCCAAACGCTGACTCACACATTGATATATGTAAAACTGATTTTAAAAAATATGCAAACGAAATTGACATTCTCACAGGAGGATTCCCATGCCAACCATTCTCAATGGCAGGAAAAAGAAAAGGAACAGATGATGAACGCTATCTCTGGGGCGAAATGCTTCGAGCAATACAAGAAATTAAACCAACATTCGTCATCGCTGAAAACGTCGCTGGTATCCTTAGTATTGATGACGGATTGGTATTCGAGCAGGTGTGCCTTGACTTGGAAGCTGAAGGGTACGAAGTACAGCCGTTTGTTATTCCAGCTTCAGCCAAAAACGCTCCGCACCGAAGAGATAGAGTCTGGTTCATTGCTACCGACACCCAATTCAAGAGATTGGAAGGATACGATAGGCAACGGCAAGGATGCACCGAGTATAGGAGTAACGAGGGGATATTCTTTAGGTCAGAAAATAAACTCAATGCTACCAACGCCGACCTGTCAGGATGCGAAGGGCAAAGAAAACAGTTCATCTCAAAAAGGGAAAAAAGAACTTTCAGTGATGGCAGGAAGCGGAATTTTACCAACACCGACTGCATCCGATTGCAATCAAGGAAAATCAAAAATTCATCCGACATTTCCAAGACACACATATTTAAACAATATAATCAGTCAAAAAATTGGGAAAAGTTCCCAACTCAACCCCCGATTTGTAGCGGAGATGATGGGCTTCCCACCCAATTGGACGGAATTACCTTTTCAAAGTGGAGAACAGAATCAATCAAAGGATATGGAAACGCCATAGTTCCACAGATAGCACTTGAGATATTTAAGCAATTAGAAAAATTATACTTAGAATTGTAATCATGTTTATTCAGGATGTTAATCAGGAGATGATATTAGAGCGATTAAAAAAGCTCTGTTCATTAGGAGGCATTAAGCCACCAGCACAAGGCAAAGAGTTCATCGAGTTTATTCAAGACGGATTCGCACGATGCGATATTGAAACGATGGACAAAGCCTTTAGAGAGTATCTGCTTGGAAAGTACACCATTAGACAACCACAGCAACTTAACGTGAAGTTTGTAAGCGACATTATGAACGCCTACATCAAGGACAACAGCCACAAGATAAAACTTAAACCACGAGAGTATATGGCAATAGAAGCACCGATTGACAATAGTCCAAAGATGTCAGCTTTTGAGATAGCCAAAAGCAACTGGGAGAATGTCAGAACAAAAAGAGCAGCAGTCTTCCCATCTTTACTGAGCAATGCTTGGGATGAGCTGACAGATAAACCAAAGATTGATGAGAATCGAGTGGGTGAGTTAGTAGAGATGATACACGACAATCAAAATATATGGTTTTATAAAATGAAACGAGAGCGAGGGCATAAGCAGAAACGCTCACAATTAGACGAGGAAATTATTTATAAGGCAGCCTGTATGGCGTATTATTTAGAACTATGAAAGACTTTTATCCAGAATACATTGCAGCAAAGCAAAAGCTCACACGATTAGAAAAGCAACACGACAACTACAAAAGAAAAGTTAGAAATGAAATCAGAGAGTATCAAGTGACCATTCACAAGATGCGACATGATATGATGCGGTTACAAGGTCAAAACCCTGAGAGATGCCACGAGCTATACGGGCGTATCCTCAATGAGTACGGCATTACTGAAGACGAACTCAAGTCACCAATGCGAGATAGACCAATCGTAAACATTCGTCATGCTATGTTCTACTTTCTGAGATACCGAAAGAATTATAGCACCATCAAAATCGGTTCAATTTTTAACCGTGACCATTCAAGCGTCATTAATGGATGCAAGAAGGTTGAGAACTGGTTGGATATGCCACAGATATACAGAAACGAGTTAAACATCTTAGAGATACTCGATGGAGCTGACGGTCAGGAAGGGGCGTGAGTTTGTTCACATTATCCTTGAGAATGAAAAGCAAGTCATCTACTATGCCAAGAAATATATGAAACAAGGCTTTGAGGTTTACAGCATTTGCAATGACAAAACAACTCAAATAAAATGCAAGTAATAAATTTTAGCGGAGGCAGAACATCCGCATACATGACCAAACGGCTAATTGATGAGGATGGTGATTATTTAGTCACCTTCCAAAACACAGGAAAAGAACTACCTCAGACACTTGACTTTGTACATGAATGTGATACACGTTGGAATCTTGGCATTGTATGGCTTGAATATAGACAACCAGCAACCTTTGAGGTGGTAACGTATGAAACAGCATCTCGTAAAGGTGAGCCATTTGACCAACTACTCAAACAACGACCTGCATCAATACCCAATCAGCAGTTTAGATTTTGCACTTTAGAAATGAAAATCAATACACTAAAGAGATATCTTAAAAGCATTGGGATAAATGAATACACTTCGTTCAATGGTATCCGCTATGATGAGCCGAGAAGATGGCAGAAAATCAAAGCAACAGATTTAGAAGTTGAATTGCCACTTGTTAAATGGAAAACCACAAAGGCTGATGTATTAAAGTGGTGGAGTGAACAAGATTTTGACCTACAAGTAAATGAACCTTACGGAAATTGCGACTGCTGTTTTTTAAAAGGGAAGGGTAAACTGGCAACGATAGCGAAAGAGAAGCCAGAACTATTTGACTGGTGGATTGATAAAGAATCAGAAGGTAAGCAATGGAAAAAGGAAATTACCTATCAAGCACTAAAGGATAAAGCACAAGCTCAACTCGGTCTTTGGGATGATGATCCAAGCTTTGAATGTTTCTGTAATGTGGACTAATCGTGTAAAACTTCCTAAATACCTATTGAAATTGCAAAGAACTTTGACATATCAAAAAAGCCGACATCATAAACGAGCTGACAACAGCCGAATGGTTGAGGGAAGTTTGTGACAAGATAGGGAAGCACCAAGCAAATGATTTGTATCAGGAGGTGTTTTTAATAATCTGCGAAAAGGATGAAGATTGGATATTGGAAAAATACAACAGTGGATATTGGGAAGGGCTTGTCATTCGCATTGTGGTCAATCAAGCCTATGGTCAATACACCAGGTTTAACAAACTATTCAAACAAGAGCCAATGTTGGACAGTTCAAAGCTTGAGATTCCTGATCACGATGTTGATTACAGAAAAGAGATACTGCACTACTGCATTGACATCGTACTTAGAGAATACGATTGGTATCACACCAAAATTTGGAAGTTGTATTCTGAAGGCGGGAGGAACATTAAACCAAAATCGGCACGATCAATTAGTAGAGCAACCGGCATCAGTAGGCACGAAATAGACAAAGTGATTAACGAGATTAAATACAAAGCAAATAAACAATTTAAAAAATATGAACCTTACATTTGAGATATTAGGACTCGCCTTTATGGGAGTAATTCTTGTAAGAAACTTCACATACAAGTTCAAGGTTAAGCCATTCACCTGTGAGCTATGTATGGCGTTTTGGTTGAGTGTACTGTACTTCCACTCCTTAGAGGGAGTTCTATTCTCATTTGCAAGTGGGATGATAGCAACGATATTGAACAGATATGTCTAACGAAGAAGCAAAAGAGATTTTAGAAAAGCATTTAAAATATCGCCAGGGGTTTGCACTAAGCCAACCAAGACCGAGCGAGGTAAACGCAGCCATCAAGAAAGCAATTGAAATCTTTAACACCAAAGAGAAATGAAAAACTTAAAAGTAAAAATAACAGACGTAGTTGACGGCAAAGCCGATTCACCACTACCACTTGAAGTAATCCCTAATTACATGGGTATTAATCTATGCTCAGTCGACAGTATAGAGTGGATTGAACATGAAGACACTCAAATTGAAAAACTGACAATTAACTTTATTCCTAATATGGAGAAAGAATCAAAACAATCAGCAATGCAGGAGTTAATTGAGAGGCTTAGTAAAATAATGAATAGCAGTTTCCGCCCATCAAATTATCCCCCTCGATTTTTAATAGAAGATATAATAGAAGACATTGCAAAACCTCTACTTGAGAAAGAGAAAAAGCAGATTATTGAGTTTGCTGAACAATATTTCTTGGCTTTAGGGTACAAGTCAGCAGAACATTATTTTGATAGAGTCTTTAACACCAAAGAGAAATGAGTGCAAAAGCATATAAAAATAGCAAATCAAACAATTTTATACGTCAAAGCATATG